CCCAGAATTTTTCACCATTTGAATAATTGGCACGTGCTTTATTTAGTTTTAAGATCAGCTCCGCAAAGAATTCTTCTGCTGTCATACTTGCTGGATTGATCTTAAGGATGTTAGAAGTATTCAAAGCAGTCCAAGTTGGTGCTTTTGTTCCCCAGTCAGCTGGCTGTGATGTTTGTGCAAGTCTCGTTGCAATTCCCAATAGCATTTTTTTGCCCGTACCAAACAGGATTGCTTTATCAACTGCAATACCAATAGCCTGAGAAATAGCTTCAAGGATTTCAGCAGCTAAATTTTCATCTGAATCCTCTAATGTTGCATTGCAGATCGGAATAAACCCTCCAACTTTATAGCCATCAACCTCAATTTGATTAAAAATGATAGCTAATTCATTGAGTGAAGCACAAGCTTCTGTCCAAATGCCTTCTGGTATAGCACCGGAAATGTTTTGACGTGCTGTTCCTTTCAGAGTGCGCTTGTTGACTTTGCTGATCAACTTGCTGTAGCGATGCAGATTGTCTCTAATAAGACCAAGTAAAATATCGGGGATCGTAAGTTCTGCACCTGTAACTGAACGTTGCTGCGCGCGCAACTCACGTACTTGACCTAAAAATTCTTTAACTTCGCTACGAGCTACAAGTACATTCCTTTGTTCGAATGTCATACTGCGGAAAATAGTTGTCATTCTAATGTCTCCTCCTTGACCGTTTCGGCCATTTTGATAAGTTTGATGATCACGCTGCGAAGAGCGTTGTTGGTTATCTGGCTCTTTACTGTTTAGTTGTTCAAGCTCAATTTGAAGAGCATTAATTTCTTCTTGAAGTGAACTTCTTTCTTGATCCAGCTGAGCTTGTTCTGCATCAATTGCATTAGCTTCTTCTTCAATGGCTGCTACTTCCTCATCTGTTTGAGCTTCCTCTAGCGCTTGTTCGGCTGCTTGACTGCGTAACTTCAAAGCATTTTCTCTTTCCATCAACTCGTTAATCGAGCTGTTTTTTTGATCCAATTTTTTTCTAAGCATCAATTGTTTTAGTGCCATTTTTTCAACCTCTTTTCGATTTCTTTTTTTCGTTGCTGCAGCATCCGAACTTTATATTGTTCAACGGCTTCTTGTCGAGCTTGTACGCCAGTAGCCTGATATGCCGGGAATGTAACAACGGACACCTCGTGAAGATCAATCTCTTGTATTGTCCACTTCACCGATCCGTCATCTCGCCATTCAGTATCTTCTTTAACGATATTGAATCCGAACGAGCATTGGTCTACATCGCCACGCTTTACTCGTTCATATAAATTAACTGCATCTAGATCGTTCGGATTAATTTTGATGCGGCCCCATAAACCGTGAGAATCCACCTTCAATTCCAACGAACCTACTTTATTGCGACCTAGAACAAACATTGTCTCGTGATTAACCAAAGCACGAATATCATTACCAAGCGTATTATCGAATGCACCTGTAGAAATCGTTTCGTATGCACCTGGCCATAGTTCAGTTACTTGATTAAAAACAGCAAAATATCCTTCGATCGTCATATTGCCTTCTTGCTCAGATCGTGTTTCTAAAGCGGATTTCCAGCTGCGTGTTTGTTTTATGTCCCTCAATCATTATCACCTCCTTGATTTAATTTTTTTTGATCTCCTATCATGCCAGCAGGAATGTAATTTTCAAGGATTACACGTTCGTCTAAGCCTTTATGCGGTGAATCACCCAACCAGTTTCGAATTTCATTGCCTGTATAAAGTCCGCGCACATAAAGACTGCTTCCGACCTCTGCCAGTTCTTTAAGATCGTAAGCATATAAGCTGCGTGGATTAAACTTGAAATATAGCTCAGGAGAGAGTAACAGTTTCCTTGTTAACTCTTGAACAATCCCTTGTGCTAGTGGCAATATCCGAGTATTAATAAACGCGTTATACTCGTCTTTTTTGAACTCTCCAACGCCCACAAAAAAAGCTGGCACTCCAATGAGCCCAGCAACCGTTCTTTTATCAATTTGTACAGCATCACTAATTGCAAGATCATTCAATGATAATGGTTTTACTTGGTCTACCTTCATCATGTCAGCAGGAATAATCCACGGTTTTCCACCTTCGGTTTCACTGACATATTTATTTAAGATGGCTTCTCTGCCTTCTTTACTTGAAAATTCATCTGTCATAGCATCCACGGATATAATAACTGATGGCTTCCATTTATCAGACATAAAAGCATTCTTAGTTTTAGCCGCTTGTTTCAAATTTTGAATAATATCTTTTAATGCTACTCGGTACCCAGTGCCGATATATGGACGTTCGGGATCAGGATTAATCGTGAAATGTAGTACCTCATTAAATTCATAATATTGATTGTTGTAACGAATTTGATAAGCATGCTGCGTATCAATAAAGGATATTCCTGAAGGCTTTAACGGAATTAATTCTGATATCAAACCGTTTTCCAATTTAGGATATACTACTGCGTTACCATCGCCATATAACAGGAGATTTTGAGTAATGTTGTACATCCATGCTTTCCTTGTCATCAGGGAATATGGATTTACATCAATCTTTCTTGATAATTCATTTTTAATTCGGATATCTCCGTTAGGAGTGTTCTGCATTAAGTGGATGGTCATGCTACTAATTAAGTCCGCAATTTTATCTACGGCCATTTTAACTTCAGGATTATCAGATAACCTGGTATAACCAGAAACAGCTAATGTTTCATGGGCATCTGAAGAAACTAACCATCCAATAGTCGAATTAGGTGCTGCTCTTGATTCGGTATTTCCTTTTCGCCTTTTCCTGCTCAATTCATTCACCCCTAACCATTCAACCAGTCGTTAGCATTTGATTTATTCTCTAAGTTTTCGAGCAGACGAACAGACCCGAAAACAGAGGCATCGAATAAATCAATGCGTTGCTCAGGCTGAACTTTTTCATATTGGATCATATCATCTGTCTTTTCGATCGCACTCACATTCTGAACACAATATTCATAAGCTTGCGAATGCAGGTAATATAATTTTCCTTCTTTGGCTTTCAGCTCAATACGTCTAAAACCTTGTGACTTTTTATAAAAATACTGCGGTTGATCAATAACCTTAAAGCCAGCCTTTTTCATGCCAAGGAAGTACTCGGTACTAAACTTCCTATCATGACCAACCTGTTTTATTTTGAAGCCCAATTTACGCATATTAATAAACCAATTCACAACGTCCGCATAATTTACAACTGGAGAATTACACATATCAAGCCAACCATCATCCTTCCAACCGAATAGCGGTATATTATCTTCTTCCGCTTTGAGGGTGGCTGCTACGATAGGAAACCATCCGTGAGTTATCACAATATCAATATCTTGGTAGGATCCGTATAATGCTGCTGCTGTTAAATCGTGTAGCTTGGACATATCGGCACCACCGTACCAGTCTATTGGCAATTTTGCTAATTCTTCTAAGGTCCAGTTGTATTTTCGATCAGAACTTCTAAATTCATCGATGTTAAAGTAAGCGTTAATGGCCGCCGTATAAACGTTAAGTGACTTGGCCAAGAAATCTTTTCGTTGTTGCGGATCATTCTGCGCTTCAAGAGCTTCCTGCATAATGTCACTTGGTCTGATACTTACACCGTAGTTAGGATTAGCTTTTTCGTGCTCGATTGCTGAGGTGTAATCTACATCGCCATTTTCTTTCTGATCCGCTTTGCAAATGAATACGAAATAATGTTCCGCTTTTACCGTCTTGTTAAGTATCTTCTTGCAATACTGAAAACGTTGATAGCAGAAACTAGACATGTTATCTCCAGCCGTAGTGATACCAATCATCAATTTGTTCGCATAAGCTTTCATGGCTTCTTTGATGATGTTGTACTGCTTAGGCTTCGTGTAAGCATGTAGTTCGTCGGCAATTGCGTAGTTACATCCCAATGAATCCTGTGCATCAGGGTTAGCTGCTAAAGCTTCAATGTGAATGGATCCTTTACCAAAACGCCCAGTAATACTGTGATTTTGGTTGTTATCTAACACTCTGAAGTTCTCAAACTCTCCCATTTGTCGGAGATTGAACGTTAGAAAATTAAAACTCTGTAAAGCCTGTCTTAATGCAGCGCCTACGATATAGATTATGGAGCTCGACTTCGCGCTCAAAATAGCAAGTGCCCATGCTAGTCCTGCTGAAAAAGGTGTTTTACCATTTTTTCGAGGTACATATAGAAAGGCTTCCTGGTAACGTCTCAATTGAGTGCCTTTCTTATAAAAGCCTAGCAAATTATAAACGATATACTTTTGCCATGGCTCTAATAAAAACGGTCTGCCTCTTAACGAACTACCTTGCATATCCTCGCCTTTTTCATGAACAATCGTTGTTTCTATTATCTTGATGACGAACTCTGCATCATCTGGTCTGAATTCATACTCCTCATTAGCCAAATCATCTAAGAAACGTTGACAACCTTCTATCAATTCTTGACAAGCTAGCTTTCTGCCTTCGACTATGCTCGTAGCGTACTCCATTACAATAAAGTAATTAGGATGCTTCATCGTTACCGCCCACTTACTAATGATGCAAGTTTTGATTTTTCTTGCTTATCGATAGTTATGGTTTCAAGCGATTTTGGATTTAAGCATAGTCGATCCGAATAAGCTAATATATCTTTTCGTAACGTTTCTAATGTAGCGATAAGTGGAGACTTCTTCGCACCACCCTGAGCAGTTTCGGATTCAACTTGATAACCAGAATCTGCAAACGTTTCTGTCAGTCGATTGTATTGGACAACTAGCTCAGCATAGATATCGATCAAACGATCGTATTGCTTCTTGTAAACCTTCAATGCTTTCATGTCCTTAATCGTGGCTTTACGGATAGTTTCCTTATCAAATAAATTTGCACTATTTACATCATTTTTCATGACACCACCTCAACTTACACATTTTCAAAAAAAGTTTCCCACGGTCGCACTATTGGAAATGCCTCCCCCCACCGTTCCCAAGACGAATATAAATTCAAAACAATGCATGGGGGGGTTATTTCAGTGCTTCAAATTCAATCATCATTAAAACAAATCTGCCGAGCGCAGCTTCCTGTTCTTTTTCCGTTCCACTTTCAAAAGCAGCAACAATGTCGTTAGATATATCACCGAGTTTTTTGAAGGTTTTAATTACTTCTGCTTTGTCTGCATCCATTCCTCAAACTCCTTCCTTCTTCTCTCCTGCCATTGCTTGCCGAGATCAGTAAGCTCATGGCTATCTCGTATATGCATTGCATTGTGCATCTTAGAAGATAGTGATACTAAGTTCCAATCAACTAATGCAAGTTCAGGATAGTATTCAACTGGATAGATATGGTGAACGGTTGTAGCTTCAACTGATTTTCCATATCTTTTAGATTCTTGGCACAGGTATTCATCGCGCTTCAATACTTTGCACCTTTTGCTTACCCACCGCTTATCCTTATAGTTAAACGTACTATCACCCCTTTCAAGGATGAATGTATAATTATTCATTGCATAAATATAAAAATAAACCCTTATTTGACAAGGGTTTGAGCGTGATAATTTTCGTATTTCTCTTTTTGAAACTACGTCGTTTATGCATAAAATGTATAAAATCTGAGTTTAACATATCTTATAAAGTGTTAAAGTCCTTTGCTTCTCTATTCCCTTGATAACCCTAGCTTTTCTTGTTCTGCCCGTTATCAGTTTGACATCTACTCAATATGTGAAACTCACAGTCCGAAGCCTTTCATTGCATTTGCATAATGTTCCTGCTTTTTGCCGATATACCTCATGGTAATCGATTCAGTAGAATGATTGAATATATACATTAACAACGCAATGTCTTTGGTCCGTTCATACAGATGATAGCCAAATGTCTTGCGCATGCTATGACAACCAATTTGTTCTAAGTTGAATTGTTCTGCTACATCCTGCAATATCTGATATGCTCGTTCTCTTGTGATCGGCTTAGGTAAGTTGTTCTCATCTAGCTGTCTACTAGGAAATAAATATTCATTCGGTTTCTTACCTGCAACATATCGATCTATTTCTTTCTTAAGAGTAGCGTTAATTGGTATAAACTTTTCCTTTTTCGTTTTTCTCTCACGGATTACAATTTGATTTCGATCACGTACATCTTTCACCTTGAGCGGAAGCATATCGTTTATTCGAAGGCCAATATTGATCCCCATTACAAACAAAAAATAATCCCGATCCGACTTTTCTTTTAGATACGATTTGATCGCTTCGAGCAGCTCAGGTTTTGTTATCGGTTGAACAGTATTCATATCACCACCCCACATTTGAGTTGATATATAATGCTCTGAAAGTTGCGCACAATTTTGAAGGTGTTTCCACCCTTCTCTTTTGTTTTCGGTGCTACCGATCAGTCAGAGCTTAGCGACTTTGTTTCATTTTTCTTCGTTCTTTACGATTCTTCGGAGCAGGCTCAGCAAATGGTGCTAGCCGTTTAATAAGCTTAGTTAGCCATTTCATCACTTGACGCACCTCACTCTACTACAATATTGTTTTGTTTCTCTCCATACTCCCCAGACGCAACCTTTGCATTTTACAGGCTGATTAGCAGCCAATGAGTAAGATTTCTTCTTTCTTCTCTTATTAGCCATTTAATCAGCCCCTCAACGCAAAAAAAGCCGCTCAAGTGAGCAGCTTTTCATATTAATCTATACTAATAATATAGCATGTATCTTGTCAAAATGTCGGACATGTAACGGACATAAAGCGGACATGTTTTTATTCATCGAAAACCATTAGGCCTAGCATACTTGCCAATCGGAATATTGCGATTGATTTGATTCGTCTATAGTGACGTTCGCTATATCCCAAGTCGCAAGCTACGTTGCAATCCAGTGTATCATCATCAAGCATATATCTGAGTTCAACTAATTTGCGTTGTCTTGCTCCTAGTCTTGAGATAGCTTTTTCAGTTCTTTCAATGTGCCTTCTTCTTCTTGCTTGTTCATCAACATTGCGCTGAGCCAATTCAAATGTTTGATCGCTTGTTAATCCTGTGTAGCTACGTGGCATATCACTGTAAGATGCAGTAATGGTTGCTTCTTCGGGAATGTATTCAGTGATCTTATACTCTCTTGCCTGCAGCAGATACTTCTCAACCGCTGCCTTTGTAGCTTCCTCATTCACGTTATAAATATCTAATACTAATTGTCTTGCTCCCATTCCCCTCATCCCCTTATCAAGTTATAATAGAGATGAGTGTTTAGTTAATCGCCCAGCCGACCGTTCCCCAACGTATGAGGCTGGGCGATTTATTTATTTAGATTGTTCATGAATAAGCCGATTAATATACCATTGAGCTTTTTTCAAATCCTCTACACCGTTTTTTTCTTTCCACCGCCATAGGTATTTAATTGCATTAGCTGTACATACAGCATCAATCCCGTTCAAATTAACCGTTGCTGCAGCTAATGCGTCGATACATTCAATCCCTCCTTGTGTATAGTGTGATGGATGATTGACAACATCCACCTTTCCTTTATCGCTCCCGGATTCCACTTTACGCCACCTCATTTAACTTAGTCTTTAATTCTTCAATCTCGGCTTTCAACTTCCTATTTTCGTCGTACTGTTTATCAAACTTTCTCTGCACATGATACACAATAGATCAAATCACTTGAAATCTTGTACTTACTTTCTTCGTCAATACGAGTATTACAACTATGACACTCAAACCACCAACCATTATCAATTTGAACCTGTATTAACTGCTCTGGATTGTCCTCTAGCCCATCTGCATATTTTGCACGAACCGCTTTAACGTCGATCTAATCTCCCCACCAGTAAGCTTCGCTTTTAGTGATAGCTTCGCCACGTTTTTCTGCAAATACAATTTGTTGATGCTCACCTTCTAAATCCTTTACATGCCAAGCTTTCAAATTAACTCTCCCCTTTCTAGTAAACAATATGAATCAACATCATCGTCGTACTACGCACTAGCAACCTTTGATTTTTCTAACTCCTTTTTCAATATCTCAGCGAATACAGGTGCTATCACTTCACAAAATGCTTGTGCTCTTCGATCAGAAGTATTCACAATTACATCCTCATACCAAATTTCATCCGAAAACACTTTTCTTCTTTCTACTGAAGGTAGGTCATGATAAAAGAGCGAAACAAACGCATCATTTGATAGTTCACTGTGGTCGAGCAATTCCAAGGCATCCCACAAGTCCCTAGCTTCGGTTGGGGTTAGATCATCTTTCCCGTAAAACGCTCTATTTCCATCCTGTCTACGTTGTTCGATAATTTTCAATTTCATATTCTTGATTGTTTGCTTCATATCAACTTTACTTTCACGCTCCCTGTCACTTATCTTGTGGTAAAGGTAGCTAGTGTCCTTGCTGCAAACATCAATCAAAAATGACTTAAAACAACTCCCGAACGAACCCCAACGATATGAAAAGTCTCCGCAATCTGTTTGTGCATTGAATATTCCATCATCACTGATTGAAATAATAGCCCAAGCACAGCGCCAGTGATCTCCCCCTTGCAGTCGTATATCATAACGCTCCATTGTTGATTTACCAAGCTTATATTCTTGCATTTTCATCATCCTTTCTAGTAAACAGTTTGAATCAACTTCGTTTTTGCGGTCGTACTGTGCATTAAACGCCAATTGACATATAGGCTATTTCACACATGATTCCACACTCTTCCATGACTTCGTCCTCAATACGCCCTCTGTTTGGCTCTAACTCGTCCAAATACACACCTTTGATGCAGCTTGCTCCTATCTCACGTTCAAGCCTTGCACGTTCCGCAAATACTGCTGGGAAGTCTATACGAATCTTATTCCAGTAGCCCATTCCACCTTTTACGCAACCAATGCAGTTATTATTGCGGTATCCCATTTCATACATTTTAGGTCTCTTGATTCCTAGACGCTGCAACATGCCATGTACATCTTCTTTACTCAATAATTCATCAATCAAAGGAAATATGTGCTCGTACTCAGGCATAGTTTCAACTAATCTATCAGCCCTGTGATTCTCGCTTGAATCATAGCCCCAGACATAAACCATTTCCCCAGCTTGCTGTTGCTCCCACTCTTGACGAACCTTCTTTTTCAATTCAGATGTGCAAAGCGCACCATAAGGGGAATTAATGAATCTACGTTTTCCTATAACATCATTAACACTTTCATACTTTGAGCTGCGTAGAATTTTTATCTCTTTACCCAGAGCCTTTTCGCAATCATACAAGAACCTTAGTGTATCTGGATGTTGATCCGCTATATCGATGTAAAAAATCTCGTCAATAGTATCTCGTCTAAGGTAAGCAGCAATAAAACTGCTAACACCGCCACTAAACCAGCATACTTCCTTCTTCAATTTCGTCCCTCCCTGCTGAACCTTATGAATCAACCGAACATTAATCCCACTTTATCCGTTTTTCTAGTTCCTCTTCATTTTCTAAGGCTTTCCAGCAATCTTCGCAAAATGATGCTCCTAAAGTTGTATGTTTAGTTGGATTCTCAGCGTTACAAATCAAGCATTCACCTTTTTTAGGCTTTTTGGTTTTGCCTGTTTGAGTGTCATGTATCATCTTTATTACTCCTTCCATTAATGAATCTACTTTGCACTCTCAGAATAATGTCAGTTGCTTAGATACTTAACTGCAGCTGTCCGTACTGTGGTTCCTTGTATCTTTCAAACGCCACTACCTTTCCACTTCCTACGCAGTGTTCAGGCATATTAGCTTTGACTAGTGCTGTACTTAGTGGAGGGCATACGCTGTTGCCGCATCTAGCGACTTGGTCTGACTTTGTGACCGACTTACCGTTGACTTGGTAGCCGTTGATAATATAGTTACTTGGGAATCCTTGTGCTGCATACAACTCGTGTGGCTCTAGCATTCGCATACCAATGTCTACAATCTGATAATCTACTCCTTCTATAGTGACTAGCCCAAACCGATCCTTTGTTACTACCGTCTGTAGCGGATCGTTAAGAGATTGCCCAACACTGCTGCCGTAGTAAGCTATTAAGAACGCTCTTACTTCTGCATGATGACCACCACCGGCTGTAATCGTACTTATCGGCTCGCGCATGTCTTGGCCTATCATGTTGTTACGAAGGGTCATTATATGACTTGTTACTAGTTGCGCTGTAACTAAGGCATTATGGTCCGTTGTTGTAATCGTTGAAACTGGTTCATCCATGCTGCTGCCAGCTCCGCTATAATTACCGCCATAATGTTTTGCAAGAAAGGCAGCCGCTAATCCAAATTTGTTACCACCTGCAGTCACAGTTCCAACAGGCTTATCCAGATCTAAAACTCTAGGCTCTTGCCCAGGTCTTTCACCATATCCCATCTGAATCAATGTAGGACTCACTAATAAATGTTCTGCTTTTGTTGTTATGGTTGTTACCGGCTGCTCGATATCATATTGCAATCTGTCGCCACCGAAACCTGTCTGTCCTATCCTTGCTACAAATGGAGTAACTAGTCCGTATCCATTCTTAGAAGTTACTGTTTGAAGAGGTTCATCCGATTCCTGGCCCCTGAACTGTTCCCCTTTGTGATTTACTTTGATAATGAAAGGTTTGGGATTATTCAGAACAAATCGTTCAATCCCTCTAGCAATCC